ATTCCTGTCCGCCCGGACCACGCCGGCCGGACGCCGACGACGCACGGCAAGCTCCCGGTAGCTCAGCAGGATAGAGCAACGGTTTCCTAAACCGTAGGTCAGGGGTTCGAATCCCTTCCGGGAGGCCGCGCAACTTATTGTAATCACTGGTCATTTTCGAACCTTGTCAGCAATCACGGCGACGGTTTGACAGATTTTTCATTCAGGTTTGACAATCTTTGTTCGCCGCTTGTTCAATTCCAGATCGAAGGAAGCGACGACACCGCGCATCTTTCCGCGCAGGTCGGCGCCGCGCGCATAGTGTCGCGCCATCTCGATTGTCTTCTGTCCGAGCGCGTCGGCGATCGTTCGCTCGTCACAGCCGCTCTCGCGCAAAATCACCGCGACGGTATGGCGCAAGCCATAGAGCGTGAGGCCTTTGCCGACGCGCTCCCCTTTCTCGAGCCGAAGGCGCAGCGTGCGCCATGACGCGTGAAAGCCGCTCAACGTCCAGGGGCGGCCCGCCGAGCTGGCGCAGAGCGTCACAGCGTTCATGACCAGGCGCGGCCTTCAAGATCGCGTCCAGGGCCGCCGGGACGGGCCAGAAGACAGGCTCGCCGGTCTTGGCTCGGCGCGTCGCGATCTCGCCGGCGCGCCAATGCGAGCGCGGCAGGGTCAGCGCGTCCTTTGGTCCGAGCCCCGTGTAAGTCATCAACGCGAGCGCCGACCGCAAATGCGCGGGCGCCGCCTCTAGCACGGCCTCGCGTTCCGCGTCGCTCCAAGGCCGATTCGCGTCCGGCATATCCTTCGGCCGGCGAATTGCCTTGATGCCCGAAGCCGGATTGTCGGCGATGAATCCGCGCTCGCGGCCCCAGCCGAAAACGACGGACAGCGTCGCCTTCAGATAATTGCCGAAGCGCCGCCCTCGGCTCGCTGCGGCCTTGTCGCGAATACGCACCACGAGCGGCCGATCGAATCGCTCGAGCGGCGTGTCGCCGATCGGCCGAAGATAATCGAAATGCGACTGATAATCGGCGCGCGTGCGCGGCGCGAGATCGAGGAAGGCCGGCGCCGCGCGATACTCCGCGATCAGCAGACCAAGCGTTCCCGGCTTCGGCTTTTGCGCCTTCGCATCGGCGAGCGCGGCGATGCGCGCGCATTCGGCGAAGAACTCGGCCGAGCCGAGCGGTGTCTTGTGGAGATCGATCGCCCGGCGCGTCTTGCGATGATAGACGCGCCACTTCCCGAATCGGTCCTTGAAGATTTGAAATCCGCGCAGCTTGATCTTCGTCATCGTAGCCGCCCCACGATATCGTCGACGTCCGCAGCGGCGCCGCCTTTGAGGCGATCGAGCCAAGCGTCCAGGTCGCGAACGTCGAATCGGAGATCTCCATTCGCGAATCGGACCGGAGCGACATCACATTCGATCTCGAAACGCTTGACCGGCCGGCCGCAATGATGCGCGGCCTCGACCTTGGTCAACATTCGCTTGGGAATGATCGACAGCTGGAGAGTCGCGCTCGACATGTCAGGCTCCTGTCCCCTCGCCTGCGCCGTCGCCGATCGGCGCGTCGCCGAGCGGGGCCCAATTGACTGGCACGTGGTAGACGTCGCCGCCTTCGATCGGAGGCTCGTTCTCGCGGCGCCGAATGTCGTTCGGCGAGAACGCGCCGACCTCGCGCGCGAGGCGATAGGCTTCGAAACGCGCTTTGATATCGCCTCGGAGCAGAGCAGAAAAATCATGCTCGAAGAAGTAGTTCCGTCGCCCCTGCGAGGTGAGGAGGCAGCGCTCGAGCGCGCGCTCGGAACGCGCGGCGAGCGGAGAGAGGCAGTTGCGAACGAGCATAAGAGCTTCTTGTTCAGCAAGATTGTAGGAATTCTTATCGGGTATTCCGACGCTTGTCGGCGGAACGCCGAAGGCGCGCGCGACATCCTCGTTCGATAGCTTGCGCGACTCCAAGAATTGCGCGTCCAGCGGGCTGAAAGTGTGAGGCATCCATTTCGCGCTGTGATCGACAATCAGCGGACTTCCGGCATTGGCGGGGCCGACGTGACGACCAATAAATTTGAGGAGCTTCTTATGCTGCTCTTCCGTCAGATTGCCTTCGACGGAATAGACCCCGCCGGCCGAGAGGCGATTGTCGGATAGCGCCTGCGCCGTCTCCGCATAGGAGAGAGCGAGGCCGATCGCGCCGGGGGCAAGCTGGAGCGGCGACAAGCCTGTCACACCATCGCGCGACGGCCCGCGAATATGCAGAACATCCTCCTGCAACAGCGTCCAGCGGTGGCTCGTGACATCCTCGCCGCCATAGCGCAGCCGCCCGCTGGGGAGGCGCTCGATTTGGACGCCATGCCAGAAGGCCGGGTGCAAGGCGCGAATTCGTCCGGCGTCGTCGCTTTCGATGCGCGCGACGGCGTTTCCATGCATCAGATAGCTGCGGAGAAGATGCTCGCGGAACTCGAAAACACTCTGATAATCGTTTGGCGCCACGCCGAGCAAATAATCGAGCGGATGATCCTCGGCTCGCTCGCGCCCGCCGTCTTTGGTGCGGCGGAAGACGTTGAGCGGAAGACTCGCGATCGTCTCGGCGCAGAGCGCGACGCAGCGATGCGCGACGGCTGAATTCGATATCGCCGCATCCGGGTTCGCGCCGGCGAGATAGCTCGCGCGCGTCGCCATGTAGTTCTCGAAATAGCCGCCGCTGCCGAGGGCGCGCTTTTCGAAGCCGAAGACATTGGCGAGACGTTCGATGAAGCTCATATCAGCCTCGCAGCAATTCGACGTAGCGGCGACGATAGTAGCTCGGCGGGCGAACGCGCGTGTCGCCGGCTCGCGCCTCGACGCTCGTCTGCGGATAGGCCGGCCATGCGGAGATGACAGAGACCTCGCGCAGCTCGACGGCGCGCAGCTCGCGACGATTGCCTGTCCAGTTCTCCTCGCGCGCGACGAAGCCGATCGACATGCCGCCGAGGTCGCCGCGATCGGCGAGCGCCAGCAAGTCGCGCGCGGCCTGTGTGTCGGGAAGCTCGATGCGGAACGCGAGGCCGCGCGCATCCTCGCGCAGCTGCAATGTTCCGCTTCGCGTGCGGCCGAGAATGCGCGACGGATCGTGATCGATCAGCGCCACGACATCGGCGCCGCCGGCGAGCGTCGCCGTGAAAGCGCCGGCGCGAATAGTCTCGACGAAATCGCCGAGTCGCGTGTCGACGCCAAAGACGGCGGCATGTCCCTCGAGGCCGCGCGGATCGCTCCGCGCGGCTTTGAGCTCGAGCAAGGAAGCGCGGCGCTCCATCACTGAATCCCCGTGAGGATTTGCAGTTGAGAAGGGCGCGAGACGGTCACGTCCATCGTTGCCAGAGCCGTCAAGCGCAAGCCGCCGGACGCCGCGTCGGAGTAGGGGTCGCGGATCATATCGATTGCGCCCCACATGCCGACGAAGATCGGCGGCACGCCGCCGGCGCTCGTGGTGAGAAGCGCCTTGGAGGCCGCTGGCGAGCCGGTCGGCGCGGCGAGCGCATTGCTCGACATGACGATATTGCTCGCCGGAATCGACTTCAGCAGCCGGTCCATTTCCGACACGGCGGTTCCCGAGATCAACGCATCGTCCATCGCGTCCCAGACCTCGGGACGGATCAGCAGCCTCACATCTCCCGCCGAGCCCGCCGCATTGGCGATCAGGAATCGCTTCACCGCGCCGCGGAATGCGGCCCAAGACGCCGCCGCGCCGAGCGCCGTCGACGTGACGCCATAGGAACCGACGAGCACGCCCGCCGGCTCGCCGGACGAACCGGCGCCGAGAAACGTCGCCTTGTCGAGCGCCTCTCCGATCGCGCCGTTCATGTCGCGTCGCACGGCTTGCTCGAGCGCGTCGCCGCTCTGTTTCATCGTCTTGCGCGTGATCTTCATTTGAATGCCGAGCGTGTTCGCCGGTGTCAGCGGCTTATCCGTGGTCGCATAGGCGGTCGGGCCCCCGACGCTTCCCGTCTCGCTCCCCGCCCAAGCCGCCGCGACGGCGCTCGTTGTGACGGGGTATTCGACGTCCCCACTGTCGATCGAAATCATCGACGCGCCCATGCGCACGGCGGCGGTGTCGGCGAAGATACGATCGATGATCGGCATGGTTCGCATCGGATTCGGCGTTCCGCTCGCAACGGTTTCGCCGGCGCGGCGCTCAAGCGCGGCCCATGGCACAGGAACGCCGCGATAGCCGCCCCGGTTGCGCAGCTCGGAAACGATTTCGGCGGTCTCGCCGACAGTGCTCGGCCCTCATCGAGGCAGAGCGCCACCTGCCGCATTTCGAACTTGCCGACCAGGTCGGCATATTCGCGCTCGGCCTTCTCCGGCGAATGGATGATCTTCGCGGGCGCCGCGCGCCGTTCATATTCGGCGGCTCGCTCGAGCCGCAGAATATCGCCGTCGAGCGAGCGGATTTCCTTGTCGAGCGCGTCGAAACGCTCGCGCCCCGCGTCATCGAGCGAATCGGCGCCGGCGAGCTGCGCCAGCTCGACGCGTTGCTTCTCTCGCTTTTCCTTCAGGTCGAGTATGGTCGGCATGATATTCTTACTCCTTGAAAAGACTACTGCGGCCTTGCGAGATTGAACCTTATTCGCTGGCTTTGGGCAGGCATCTCGCTTCCCGCTTTTCGGCTGGCCGCGTCGCCGTCAGGACCGCCCAAATTCGAAATGTCCGGCCGCCGCGCAGCGTCCCGCTTGCGCGGCCCGATCAGCGTCCCGCTGATCGCCCCCGGCCGGTAGGGGATTCCCCGCGAGGGAAAAGCGTGTCCACACGTCGGACGATTTCTGCCACGTGAATCACCGCGATGTGTGTCGCGTTGAGATGCTCGCCCTCGTCCTTTCCCCAACCGCCTCCAATGCCATCCGAAAGCATCGTTGAAAGGTCCACGAATCCGAGTTCCGGGTTGCTGAAGAACTCACCGCAACCCCTCTTGCGGTTCTCCGCCCAATAGGGATGAAGCTCGTCATCCTTTTCGAGCCGCAGCCACTCTTTCGTTCTGCGCTTCGCGTCGAGCGGCTTGTAGCCGATGTCGACCAGGGCCGAGAGAAACGCGATTTCGAGCGCGTTTTGTCGGGTGAACTCGCGCGCGGTTGGAGGCTCCACAGGCTTCAACTTCGTGGTCAAATCGCCGCGCCGTATCCGATTGTTGATGAAATCGTAGTCGCAACCCGCGACGGCAGCGATCTCCTGAAGCGTTGGGCTCATGTAGCATCCTTTCACACCAATCTGTCGTGAACAGAGTACTGCGCCGACGATATTCTGTCAATAACCAAGTACTTTTGCCGTTTCCGCATCCCGTGCAAAAACCCGCATCGCGGCGCGGATAGCCTCTTGAATTAACGGGCAAAAATCGTCGTCTTTGACCATCTCGGCCACATGGCCGAGCACGGCCAGCGCGCCGTCGCGCGTCGTCGGCGCCGTCGTGAGGAGAACGGCTTCGGCCTCATTGCGCGCAATATCCAACGGCTCGATCTCCGCCTCAAGGTCTCTTATTCGAGAGTCCGCACGCGCTGCTTCGTATTCCGGCACTCGTCCTTCAAATTCGCGCCTGCATTTCCGGAACTCGTCCCTGATCCGATCCTTCTCGCAAGCATCCTCTGTCGCAGCGATAGCCTTCGTGAAAATGAGTTCCATTTGATGGAAGCCATGTATGACTTGGCCTTGAAACCTCACAATGCCGATTTTCTCCATGACACGATCGGTCCTTTTCAGCTCCTCTTCGATTAGCCGATCGACCGCCGCGACCTGGACGCGCCGCGCCTCATAGACGCGAAACGCCGCCAACGCAGGATCATCGTCGGCGCGCGGTGTGGCGAGAGCGGGAAGCGCAGCGAGGGGCGTCGACGCGAGGCCGGCGACGATCGCCCGGCGCGAGATTCGGTTGATCGTCATCGATCAGCCCTCCCGGATCGCGGCGATGAGGCGCGCGGTCTCGACGACGAAGAACGGCGCCCAAACGAAGGCGAAGGGTGCGAGAAGCAACAGTTCCGCTTGAATTTTCCAATCCATAATCGGTCTCCAAAATGGCAAGCCGAGAGCGTTCGCCGAAGCGGCAGGCTGCGGCGGCGGTTGCTCGGTCGAGCGGTATATGATAGAAATTCTATTAGACGTTGGCGCGCCATGTGTCAATAGAATTTCTATCAAATTGGAGCGGGCGTGATTTCGACGCGGCAAGTCAAAGCGGCTCGAGCCTTGCTCGCGTGGTCGCAGGCCGATCTGGCGAAGGCGTCGCAGGTATCCGAGCCGACGATCGCGCGGCTCGAATCCCAAGACGGCGAGCTTGGAGGCCGTGCGGACACGGCCGCGAAGATTGTCGCCGCCCTGGAGGTCGCCGGCGTCGAGTTCATCGCCGAGAACGGCGGCGGCCCCGGCGTACGGCTGCGGAAGGCCGCGCAATGAGCCACTGGTGAGCACGCTTCCATGACGATCAAGCCGACAGACTACCCGCTCATTGTCGAGCCGCTTTCCGCGGAGGACGGCGGGGGATTCGTCGCGGCCGCGCCCGATCTGCCCGGCTGCATGTCGGACGGGGAGACGCCAGAGGAAGCCGTCGCCAACGCGCGCGACGCGGTCGCCGCCTGGATCGAGGCGGCGCAAGACCTCGGCCACGCCGTGCCCCCACCGTCCCGCCATCTCGCAAGGGCGAGCTGACAGACGGCCCCCGCCACGCCAGCGCCGCCCCGCATCGCAATTCACACTCGACTTGCGTGATTATCTCAATTCCACACTAAAAAAAAGATTTCTGGAATATCGCGGAATTTTTCGCCGTGTTAAGGGCCCGGTCGCGCTCCGGCCGGCTTTCGTTTCTCGAGGGGGTATCCCCTCTGGACCCGTCGAACCGTCTCCCGCATTCCACATGTCGCAGCTGTGCCTATTCGTTGTGCATTTTCGAAAACCCTCCCGTGACGCAACCCTCCCGTGAACCCTCCCGTTCCGAAATCACGCACTCTTTCAATCTGATAGCGCATTGCGCGGGAGGGTCGGGAGGGTCGGGAGGGTTTTGCGCGGCAGTCGGCCTATAGAGAGATAAGAGAGAGAAGAGAGAGACTCATGAAAAGTTGCACAAAACCCTCCCGACCCTCCCGTTGCATTTATTATCAATGATATAACCCTCCCGTGAACCCTCCCGTACGGGAGGGTTACCCTCCCGTAACCGTTCGGTTATGGAGAACAGAGAGGAAACTCACCTTCCTCCATCGCTGCCAAGCTCACGCGCCGAGGGAGGTCGCTGGCCGAGCGCCAGGCGCGCCGAGGGAGGTTGTTGCCGGCCGAGCGCCAGGCGCGTCGAGGGAGGTCGCCGGCCGAGCGCCAGGCGCGCCGAGAGAGGTCGCCGGCCGAGCGCCAGGCGCGCCGAGGGACGTCGCCGGCCGAGCGCCAGGCGCGCCGAGGGAAGTCGCCGGCCGAGCGCCAGGCGCGCCGAGGGACGTCGCCGGCCGAGCGCCAGGCGCGCCGAGGGACGTCGCCGGCCGAGCGCCAGGCGCGCCGAGGGAGGTCGCCGGCCGAGCGCCAGGCGCGTCGACGGATGGTCGCCGGCCGAGCGCCAGGCGCGCCGAGGGAGGTCGCCGGCCGAGCGCCAGGCGCGTCGACGGATGGTCGCCGAGCTTAGCGTCTATGGGTAAGGCGGCTCGCTGTCATAGGCTGGTGGCGACGGTTCATCGTGCCGCGCTCGGAAATCGTCGACCGATCGCGTCAATCGGAGGTCGAGCCAATAGACGACAGAATCCTTCGACGAAGCAACGCCACGATCACGCATCGCGCGGCCGAAGCCGGTGGGACTCCACTCGCGCTCGCCGTTCGCCTTCGCCCAAGCGCAGAACAGCCGATGCAGCTCGGCGCTCTGGACGCGCTCGCCGATCGCTTGTTCCGTGCAAGCGGCGAGGAAGCGGCCGAGCGGGTCGCTATCCTCGCGATATTCGGCCGTCGCCTCGGCGGCGCTTCCAGGGATGACGAGGCCGCGTTCGAACCATAGCCGGAGCCCGTCGAGAAAGCGGTTGAGAATGCCGCTCGCCTCGGCCCGCAGCTTGGTCGCCAAGAGCGCATCGCGCCGAGCGGGAGGGATGTAGACCGGCCAGGGCAAAAGGATCAGCCGATCCCACAGGCCCGCGTCGGTTCCGCCGATCTGCGGCCGATAATTGCCGCTCATCGTCAGCTTGAACTGCGGAAAGAACTCGAAATAGTCGCGATTGAGATAGCGCGCCTTGATGGCGTCGCCGCCGGTCAGCTGCTTGACGAGGCCCTCGGCGAGCTTGGAGCCCTTCTCCGGCTCAGTGGTCGTGAGACAGCGGACGCCCGCAAGCGCCGCGATATCGGGCGTCGGCTGGCCGCCAGCGCGCGCGCGGCCCGAGTCGAGAAAGCTCTCGATCGGAATCGCATCGCCATAGTCGCCGGCGATGTAGCGCAGCGTGTTCACCCATACGCTTTTTCCGTTGCGTCCCTTGCCGTAGAAGAAGACGAGCTTCTGCTCGCGCGTGTCGCCTGTGAGCGAGAGCCCGGCCCACTGCTGAAGGAAGAGGCGTGTGTCGATGTCCGGCTGAACCTCATAGGTGAATCGATCGAAAACCGGACACGCCGCTTCCGGGTCATATTCGACCTGCGAAATCTTGGTGATGTAATCGTTCGGATTGTGAGGTAATAGCTTCACATATCCAGAGTATTTCTGATCGAAATGCAAGGTTCCATTCTGGACGTTGAATTTCATCGCGTCCTTATCGAGTTCCCGAACCGGAACGTCGAGCATGGGCGCGGCGAGGGTCGCGATCGCCGCGAGGCGGCGGGCCCCTTCGGACGCGCGGCCGTGCCGGCGCAGCGCTTGCGAGAGCTTGGAGGATTTTCCGTTCGCGCCGAGAATGTCGACGTCAGCGGAGGTCCCTTCGATCGCTTGCGCCTCTCGCTGAATCAGACGCGCAACCCCCTGCATGGCGAGGCCGAGTTCCGTCGCGCCGAGCTCCGCCGACCATCGCTTGCCGTCGAAGCAGAGCCAGCCGATCGCGCGGCAATGCGCCAGCCGGCCGCGAAAGCGCTCGACGAATCGCTCGGCGTTGCCGAGGTCAGTGTGCGGGAAGCGCGCGAGCCGCCGATCGAGCGCGTCCTCTTCCTCGGCTGGAGGCCGCGGAGGCCCGTCGCCGCCTCCTTCCCCACCGCCCTTGCCGCGAGGGAAGGCGAGTATCTCCGCCGTCTCGATCGCGCGAACGATATCGTCGGGCCCGCTCATGCGCGCGCCCTCGCGCGCTTGCGGCCTCGCCGAACTCGCGAGCGGCGGCGCCGAAGAAGCGCCTCAGCGATTCGCAACATGAACGTGAACGTCTCGGCGTCGACGTTGTCGTTCGAGAACTCAGAATGAAATCCGAGTCGATCTTCGCCTCGACTCATGGCGTGATAGAGTGCGAAGACGAGGCTCCAGCCTCGCGCCTGGTCACACATCGCCGCCCTCGAGTTCTTTCGCGATCGAGAGGAGGCGGCGCTCGATTGCGACGCGCGCCAGATGGCACTGTTCGGGGCTCGCACGAAATCCGTCCGGGAGGCGTCGGAGGAGGTCGCCAGCGAGGGCGCGAAGCTCGGCGCCGATCGAGGGACGATGCGAGCGGCCATCTTGCGCGCTCGACTCGTTCACGACGCTCGAGCCAGCGACGGATTCAGCCCGCCCGAGACGGCGCGGCGCGTTTGACAAATCGGCCGTAACTCTTTGAAATCCCGTTGCCGATTTTACAGCAAAAATTTGCGCAACAGATTGATTTTGCGGGTTTCGTAGCTGCTTCCTAAACCGTAGGTCAGGGGTTCGAATCCCTTCCGGGAGGCCAGCCATTCGAGACTTCCTCGGGATCATGAGTGTCCCGCGCGGCGGAAGGTCCGATGCCCGCGACAAATCGCGCGGTGTTTATG